GCACTTTTAGTATCATAAAGCGCCCATGAGGTACGGTTAGTCGGCTGGTCATAATACCTCCAGCGATAACCTCCGGATCGACAAAGGAAACAGGCTCTCCATTGGCCGTAAAATGTAGTTCGAAACCCATACCAATCAGCATAGAGTTGTGAATTCACATTTCCCATAAACTGAGCGTCCAAGTCAGTAAACGGAAATCCGGGTGTTGTGGAATGATCTCCACCATTATAAAACGACAAATTGCTATACCTCTTAGCAACATCGGTAATCGCTCCCATCATCTCTGCGGTAGCGAAACCCCGATCTATGTCGTAGTGCGCGTTCTCTCCCATGGGGGGAAAAGTCTTCTGGAAAATACTTCCCATGGCAGCCTCTGCCCGAAATTTCCTCACCCCAACAGTCGACTTGCGCAAGTCAGACTTCTCCCTCTCTTTCGTAAGCTTAGTAGGGGGAGGGGCATTATTCCATTCCGTGTAACGAACCACACGAGGAAAAGCGAACTGAATATCATCACCTCCAGCTACCCAAAGCAACAAGTAGATAAGAGGGCTAGTAACCGTATCAGTACTAGCGATTGCTGAAGAACAAGTAATCTTGATCTGAGGGTCGGGATGACTAGTCCACCACCATGAACTTAACCATGGAAGCGTAATAGTATCAACCGTATCCCCTTTAACATTTATTACTTTCGATAATCCAGAATCGTATTCAGTCGGAAAAGAGCTAGGAAACTCCCCGCCGTTTATGTATTGCACAACAAAACGGGCTGAAATAAACGCAGACGTGAAGAACTGTAAACATACCTTCACACTTCCTCTCCATTGACGAGAGGCAAGATAAGCGTAATCTAAGGGAATTTTATATGTGGTATTGTCAGGATGAGACTGGATCAAGAAGATCGAATTAGCATCTCCTTGAGCAGCATAAGTCATATAAGGCTGACGCAAACCGGGAATTCTCGAATAATCAGAGACAGTCCACGACTTCGTCATAGGCATTCGTCCCGAACTCGGATCAACATAACGTGTCTTGTAAAGCGAAACAGACACATTAGTGTCAGCAATATCGCTGACAAAAAGATCCTTAGAGCCTTCTACGATAACCGGCATTTGATAATCAGACTGATCTGGTTTATCAAAAATCATACCTAGAGCACCAACAACAGATCCCCAATTCTCAGTAACAAAAGAGGCCAGCGACTTAACTTCGCTGATAGCATCTCCTATTGTCACTGACTCGACGGCTCTTATAACACCGTCAATCGAATTGACTCCTGAATCATTATCCATAGCGGGATGATTTCCTTTCCCCTTCTTCGGAAAACGAACAGAAGGAAAAGATTTAGACTCAGCTCTGAATCTCCTCCTCTTTAAAAAGGTAAGAGAATCGTTAGTAGGATAAGATAACTCTACATCAATAAACCTAGCCCATACTTGAACATTTATAGAATCGGGCATATTAGAACTTACCGAAGTTAAAGGGGCTAAGACGTCGATCTGGAGTATAACAGGATACTCCGATGCATCAACGTTGTTCACCTCCATCCAAGCATTAGGATAACAATACTTGTATGTTTTAACTACGGACTCGGCCGATGACGCCGAAATGATACTAGGATCAAGAACCATAAGTTCATCGACCCTCGCTCCAGTTGAAAGACCTCCAAAAGGAAATAAAACGACGCCTAAAGCGCCATAATAGAACTGATTCGTATTGAGTCGTATCGTAACCTCAATACCAGATCTCATAAACTCAAACTGTGATAAAATATTCTGATTTCGCACTATTTGTTCGAGTTTTTGGTTAATATCTGTGGAATAAAGAGCTCCACTAGAAGTTGTACTCCACGTCAACTCTGTAAGACGAACCATTCTTTCTAATACTCTCGTATTTTCAAAATGACCCACCCCGTGAGCAGAAGACGCGTACCCTGAAGTTGACTGCTCGGTAGTTGTACCGACCTCGCCAAAACTCATGGTTGGAGTCTGAAAAAGAGCAGTGTCGACTGGATCAGTCAGCATCTGCTGTGAATCGGCCTGAATGCCGTTTTTAGCTGTTAATTGCGTTAATTCTGTAATCCAATATAAACGAGCGATGGTCTGGATTAAAACCGTGGCCCATATGGTGTTTAAAGATCACCAATCTGCATAGTTCTGTTCACACGCATGCCGGCGCGGCTGTCTTACAGCTTGCAGGTCGGATTATCCCCGTACCCGGGATTGAAAGATTAATAATCCTTCATGCGCTTAAAGCGCATCTCCTCCCATGTTGGGACAACGAAGAGGTGGCCTAATCGCCTTCCCTCATCCATTATCCAATCGAAGCATGATTGGTACATTTCAGCACCATAATGCCAAGCTTCGAGGAGCAATGAATTGCAAACCGATCCCATAACTTCGAGGTTACCAGGAGCATCAGTCCACTTAATCATATTGAACATAGATCGCTTGGAAAGAGGGGCCATAACACCAGCATGACCACGAACAAATTGCCTTTTCAAAAAGGTCAAACTCTCCCAGGAGACTGACATCTCATCGGTCTTAGTTGGGGAGGTATAGATCATACCATAATTCTCATAAAAATACTCCTTCAGATAGGTCATATTATATAAATTGTAACGAACGGGAACCGTAAGAACAGAATCATCTCCACAAAAAGTACAGCGAATATCTTTCCACTCTTCTTCAGAGTACAGATTAATAAAAGCTTCTTTGTGAAGTCCCCAATTAGTTATGGTATTAAAAATGGACGTAAGATAACCACCACTCGAAGTGCCATAGGGTCGACCATAGATCCAAAAGGAAATTATATGCCATGCGAGAAAGTTAGCTAGTATCACATTTCGGTGAACTACACTACGATAGAGAAGAATAAGAAAATCGATAAATCGATCTCGCCATATATTCTTTATAGACAAATCGTAGTTACTAAAATCTCCAGCAAGAACAAATCTTTCTTCTGAACCTTTCAAATATGCATACAAATAACCCCAATCTTTAGAATGGGCATTAATGCATATACCAATAGGCGAACGAACAGGATCTTTCGTCGCTTCAGTAAAGAACGCACCCAAATACATTCTTTGTATAATAAATGATGTGAAATCGCC